TAAGTGGACTAAGCGTGAAGTACCTGAATGGTTTAATAAGGAGATCGCATAATGGCTGCTAGAACTGGTTTGAAAAAGTATGGTAAAGGTCGCCGCAAGATCGGCAGTAAGAAGCGTAAAAACAGAGCAATGAATAGGAAGCACTAAATGCAAGTAAAGATGTACACTAAGGATAATTGTCCTTATTGTGTAAAGGCAAAAGCATATTTTGCCAAGAAGAATATAACAGTACAAGAAGTCAAGGTAGGAACTGACATTGCTCGTGATGATTTTATTACTTTGACTGGCATGAAGACAGTTCCTGCCATTTATCTTGAAAATAAGCTGATAGGTGGCTATACTGATCTTATTGAATATGTAACGGATAATCCAGGAGTAATTTAATGGCTGTAAGTGATGTCTTGCTAGAAGAATATCTTGGCGGTATTGCCATGGTAACCTTCGTTAAGAAGACAACAGGCGATGTTCGAGTTATGCCATGCACTAAGAATCTAGCTCTTATTCCAGAAGAGTTACATCCTAGTGGTACGGATACACGAAACCTAAACCCTGATATTATTAGAGTTTTTAGCCTAGATAGAAATGAGTGGAGGTCTTTCTATAAGAGCTCTATCATTAATATTGAAAAGCAACCCGATACAAATGAGCAGGTGAATAATAATGAAGCTAACAATTCTGGACGATCAAACTGATATTGCTGCTAATGCAAAAGGTGGCACTGAGATCATGCGAGATGGTCTCTTCAGTAGAGTAGATAAGGATCTACTCGATAAATTTCAAATTATCTGCTCTAGACCGAACGTTCTTGATCCAGATAAGATCAAAATTCTCTGGTGTCATGATCTAGCAGAAGACCCTGCAGTGAGTAGGCTTTCTGAATCTGGTTATCGCGATCAATTTGACCTATTCGTGTTTGTATCGAACTGGCAAATGGAAAAGTACAAGAACACGCTCGGTATTCCTTATAGTAAGTCCATTGTACTGGAGAATGCTATTGTACCTATTGATAATTGCAATGATAAGAGTAAGGATGTAATTAAGATCATCTACACTCCTACCCCTCATCGCGGTCTAGAATTGTTAGTACCTGTATTTGAGAAGCTTTGTGAGAAGTTCGATAATATCGAGTTGGATGTATTCTCAAGCTTTAAGTTATATGGATGGGAAGAGCGTGACGAACCTTATAAGGCAGTATTTGAACGCTGTGTAGCGCATCCTAAAATTAACTATCACGGTTCGGTTACTAATGATGAGATCCGTGAAGCTCTAAGTAAAGCCCATATCTTTGCCTATCCTTCTATCTGGCCTGAAACGTCTTGCTTATGTCTTATCGAAGCCATGAGTGCTCGTTGCCTAGCTGTCCATCCTAATTTTGCTGCTTTGCCAGAAACATCTGGTGGATTAACCATGCAATATCAGTGGTGTGAAGATCCTACTCAGCATGCTAATCGCTTTGCTGGTAATCTAATTACTGCTATTCAGATGGTTCAGCAACCTCAAGTAGAGCCTATCTTAGACTTTATTAAGACGTACGCTGACTTTAAGTTTAACTGGGATCGTAGAGCAGCTGTATGGACAAATATTCTTACTTCACTTGTGAGTGAGAAGAATAGATCTTAAGATTTGCTTTTCTCACTCTACACATAATATGTTCGTTATACCAGTCCGGGGATTCTAAACATCCCCGGACAAACTGTTCTTTAGCTTCAAAATAAGCCATTTCAGATTTATTATTACAGAATTTGATAATCTCTCTTTTAAAATTACCTTTACCGAAATGAACAATATCAGCAGAAAGTGCTGGAGAAGAACCGTAATAGTTTCTCCAGTCACTTTCTGCTTTTTTTACTTTACGTCTTGTTTTGTTCTTTTGTTTTACACGTCTGGTATTAGTAAATATCTTTTTACCAATGTATTTTTTACCATTTAATGTATTGGTAATTAAGTATATAAATCCAGCGTATTGAGAGATACAATCTTGTATCTCTTGTTCTGTTAGAGTATTACTATTAAATAGCCAAGGACTGTCTTCAGTTAACATAATATACCCTTTTCGGGTATATATTAGTTAGTCCTCATCGTCATCAAACAATTCATCATCATCTAGACCGTCATCGTCATCGTCATCATCGGCACCGTTATTGATATTCATACCACCACAGAACGGGCAGTAAAATGGCTCTGTTGCCTCGTCACTGTCCTCGATAGTTTCTACGGTAAAAACAGCGCAGCAGTCTTCACACTCGTATTCTTTATTCATTTGTTAGTTCCTCTACTTCTATATTTGAAGCTTTTAGGAAATTTTTGCCTTCCTCGCTTCTGTAGTTAGTTTTATAGTACACATAATTTATACCTGATTGATATATCAGTTTTGCACATTCAATACAAGGCGCATGCGTAACAAACAACGAAGCACCCTCACCACTCTCAGATGATCTAGCTAATTTAGCTATCGCGTTCATCTCGGCGTGAATGACTTCTTTGCGAGTAGTCAGCTTACCGTCTTCGTCTACTGATTCGCAATTATTATCCCACCCAGTTGGTGTACCATTATAGCCAATAGAGATTACTCTGTTATCTTTGACGATAACAGCGCCAACTTGTAGTCTCTTGGCATAGGAAAGACGGCTGACTGACTCAGCCATCTCCATATAAAGTTTCTTAAACTTAAACTTCATTAAGCTGCCCAGACGCTACCCCATGTACCGGTCAAAGCACCCTTGGCGTAGTCTGTAGACTTATTCTCAAAGAAGTTAGTATGAGTCGGAGCGTTTAACATTTCTTCAACCCAAGGTAGCGGATTTTTCTTTGCCTTGAAAATGCCTTTCATACCCATTGCGATCAAACGACGATCGCAGATATAACGAATATACTTCTTAACCTCATCAGCGGTAAGGTCTCTCATTTCACCCATTGAGAATGCAAGGTCAATGAACTTATCTTCTAGTTCTACCATCTTAGTAGCAATGGTATAGATCTCACCTTTAAGCTTATCATTCCAAATATGCTTATTCTCTTCGATAAAGGTTCGGAAGAGCTTAATCATATTTTCGCAGTGCATAGTCTCATCTACAATAGACCAAGTAATAATCTGACCCATCGACTTCATGAGACCGTGTCGAGGAAAATTCAGAAGCATGATAAACGATGAGAATAGCTGCATACCTTCAGTAAAAGCTGAGAAAGCAGCAATCTGCTGAGCTACACTTTGCTCATCCTGCGCAGACATCTCAGCAAAGTATTCATGCTTTTCCTTCATGGCCTCATACTCAAGAAACTGCTGATAAGTCGACTCAGGCATCTCTAGAGTTTCAATCAGATGTGAATAAGCAGCAATATGTAGAGCTTCACGAGCAGCAAACCCTGTAAGCATCATACGTATTTCAGGTTGAGGAAAATATGGTAGATAGTTCTTGATATATCCACCAGCTACGTCAATATCACCCTGAGTGAAGAAGCGTAGAATCTGAGTCAAGAAGTACTTCTCGTTCTCAGTTAACTTAGTATTCCAATCCTTGACATCCTCAATAAAGGGAAGCTCGGTATGCATCCAATGTGCTTGTTCGTGTTGTAGCCAAGCATCATACGCCCACGGATAACGAAAAGGTTTAAAATATGAACGCTCATCAGTTAGTTTTAGTTCTGTTTTCTTTGACATGTAATTACTCCGCTACGAAAATGAAATCCGAGACACTTTGATCTACTTGCTTATAACCTCTAGCAGTTAAAAAGTCAACTAATTGTACAACATCCGTATCTCTACTATGTTCTGCTATAATAACTGGTTTAAATTTTTCTATTGTATTTACTGCACCTTTAATAGCGGGATATTCAAACCCTTCTACGTCAAGAAGAATTAAATCACAAGCATTAAAATTAAAACTGTCTATTGACATTATTGGTATTCTACCATCTATAGTAGGTTGTACTGTATGTGTGCCCGCATTTGATAAGTCGGATCGTTGTATCTGTACGAACTCATTTTTTTCACCTAATGCTGCGTTAAATTTAATAATAGTATCTACTTGACAGTTATTAACAAGACAAAAAAAGTTAAGAGGGTCAGGCTCAAACGTATAAACGAATCTAAAACGATTAGCTAGGAGTCTAGGATACATTCCGAGAGCTCCACCTGCTTGAATTACCGTATCGAAGTTTTTAACGTATTTAAAAAACTTTTCACTGTGTGATGATATCCAGTCATTAATAGGTCCGGTCCATACTCCACCATCAGAACCAGGTTTACCATCCTCACAAATCCAGACCCATCCATCAAGTCCATCTAGAGGATTACTCCTTATATGGACTTGATTGCAGTAATGATTTAAATTGTAAAGCATAATTATCCTTCACATGCCAGGCAAGTCTCTTCAGCAAGAGCACGAATATCAATTTCTTCGATAATTTGTCGTTTAATTAGCTTCGAGACTTTATCGGCTTTCTTGATCTTCTCACTTCTGCAATAGTATAGAGTCTTTAATCCCTTCTTCCAAGCAAGGAAGTGGGCTGCGTGTAAGTACTTAACATCTGCAGTAGGTAGGAAGAATAGATTTAGAGATTGACCTTGATCTATATACTCTTGGCGATCAGCGGCTAGTTCGATCAATATTCGCTGGTCTAGTTCCATAGCAGTTTTAAACACGTTCTTGGTATGTTCGTCAAGAAAGTCTAGTTCCTGCACTGAGCCATCATTTTGCATGATAGTGCTCCATACTTCGGTGATATCAAGATTTAACTCTTCACACTTACTGCGCAGAATAGCATCTAGGAATCGGTTTTTGTTAAGCCCTGCACCCGAAAGCGTGTCTTGACGATAAGCATTAGCACGGAAAGGCTCAATAGAGGGAGAAGTATTACCCATAATGATAGAAGAGCTAGCATTAGGAGCAATGGCAATAAGGTGACTAAACCTAAAGCCGGTACCAGTAG